TGGTGCCGTAATCTCTTCAGCTAATTGCGCCTGTTGCACGTTGGTAGGCACCTGCTCCGGACGTTCCATTGAGACCCCGGCGCTGTATCTTTCGGCAGAGCCAGCAAGTGTTTTTAATTCTTCGCGGGCTTGTTTTTTCTGTGCCGCTGTTGTGTTTATTGACCCAATAATAGACCGTAATTCTTTTACACGCTCTGGATCTGGAGACCCGGCTAGACCAGCTTCATAATCAAAAGACCCGCCCTCACCAGCCTTTGATGTCCAGCCCTTGTTAGTCCATTTTTCTTTTTCAGCAAACCAAATAACGGCTTGCAAATCATCAGCGCCGAGGTCACCAAGTTTTTTGTCATAATTTTTAATTACGCCTAATTGATTTATCGCATCGCGAGCGTCTGCAAAAACTTGTTGCCCAAAACCAAATTCACCGCCAACAACCGGCGCATCCAGTGTGCTTTTTGCGCCGTGTGTTCCTGTTACACCTTGCTCGGCTACGGTCGGAATGCGTGGTAACCCAGCCGCATCTCTAAGATATCTGGCCGCCCAAACATCAATTGTTGCATCAAAACCATACCCGATTAAGTTGCCGGTAAAGTTCACAGTTTTTGGCGCTTTACCGCCTTTCACTTGCCTAAACATATCAAGCAAAGCTGATGTAGCGGCAGGGCTGTTTGCGCCAAATAATTTTTCATTGTCTTTAGTAATTAAGTGGAATGGGTTTTTAGGGTCTTTATGCAATGCTGTTATATCTTTGCCAGACACACTTAACCCAGCATCAATTCTGTCTTGGTAAAGTTTAATGGCTTTGTCATAATCGCCGCGCGAAAATTTACGCATTATGGTTAGTGCGTTTTCATAATTTATTTGAACGCCGGTGTTTGCGGATGTCGCTCCAAGCAAGTCAGCAAACATATCTCCTAAACCGCCATATTCTTGCCGCAACCTTGTGCGCATATTGCGGTACCAACTTGCTTCTTTCAAAATAGCTTTTGCCGCTTTATCGCCTGACTTTGCCCGGTTGACCAACGCCTGCACATCATCAACCATTTTCCCGACAAGATTTGTTTTATGTTGATCTAAGGTTAATCCTTCTGGCGGGATATGATACGCGTAAGGTATTTTCTTAAAGTTAACATCAATTGTGCCGTCTTTTTTAACTTCAAATGGTGGGGTTTTGCTTTCAGTCATAACTTGCGGCTTTACCCAACCGTCGCTTTCTGGGAAACGATTTATAACTCTTTCAGCCTCTGCTGCTGCTGCGGTTGCTTGTTCGGTGTTCGTTGCTTTTTCTGCGATTGTCGCAGCCTCTAAATCCCCAATAGACGGCGCGGCTGACTTTGCCGCTTGTGTTTCTTGCGGCTTTTTACCCATCGGCTTCTGAGCGCCCACAATAGCCTCATCAACGATCTGGGTAGGGTCTACATTCATACCAAGCGTGACGCCGCTCTTGGCGTCTTCTAGGCGGGCTGGTGCGCCTGCTGCATAATCAGCAACAGCGCCAGCCCCGGCCTTAGCGGCTTGTGGTGCGACAAGCCCCATCGACGCAAACTCGCCAGCTAGGTATCCCTGCTTTAAACTTTGCTTAAACTCAGGGCTAATATCCAAGCCCTCAACAAACCCATCAAACAATTCACCGGCTTTTTCAGAGCCAAGTGTGCCGGATATGGCGCTCCATCCTTTTTGGAACTCATCCCACCCCTGACCCTTTTCTGCCAAAGCTGCTTTTAAGCCGCCAAGGCCCAAAGCAAAAAGATCTGGCACCCCTGTTACTACAGCAGAGGGAACGCCCACAAAAGCGCCAAGCTGCGTACCGCTAACCTCAGCCTCAGTAATTGGCGCGTCGGATGCTTGAGCTAGCGAATAAATATCTGGCCTTGCGCCCCCACCAAAAACGTCACCAACGCCAAGCGCCTGCGTTTTCTCCATAGACATAGCCTTGTCATAGACACGGCGCATACGATAATTGCCACCGTCGTCGCGAACAGTCTCTAGCTTGCCACCGCTGTCAGCCGCTATCATAGTATTCATCATTTCTTGTGCTATATCTGTCATTGTTCAAGTGCCGCCCGGCTGCGTTTAACAATGCTAATTGCATCTAACAATTTGTTGTGGTTATCCTGATGCCTTGGGCTATCTTCCAAGACGCCTGATGATCTTAATATGATTGCGTCAAGGTCTTCGTCTGTGTCTACCTTCGCGCTGCCCATACCTAGTTGCTCGCGCTTAATCATGCTAACAACACTTAGCGCTGACGATAGCTCATCCTTCAAACGCTTTTTTACGTTGCCGCGCTCAATAAAGCCATCAGCCCATTTGATCCGATCTAGATTTGGGTTTTGCAAAATAGCCGCGTCTAATTCAACCATACCCTGCATCACAAATTTTGCGGCCTCGCTTCTTTCGCCTGACGCATCAAGCGTCAACATTCCAATATCAGGAACGCCAAGCGCACTTTTAATCTTGTTAATAGCCTGCGTTCTAAAGGTGTCTCTGTTAGATTTTATTACAGTTAAATATTTTCTCGCGCTCTCTAGCGTAATTTTTCTATTTGCTCTTGCGTCCAAAACATCTTCAACAGTCAGAAATTTATCCATACCCTTTTGGTCTAGGATTAAGATTGTATCTAAGTCGTCATTGCCGCCTTTAACAAAATACGCATCATTATATTTTGACGCCTTTTCCGGGTCTAACCCGCGCAACTCAACTATCTTTGCTCGGACAACATCATCATCAACGCCACCGTCAATTAAAAACCCAGCAAGCTCAGTCTCTAGATCTCTTGCTTGATTTTTTCTTTCACGCTCAATTTTGGCTTCTCGCTGCGCCTCTCTTGCATATATCTCGTTAACCGCTGTGTTTGCCCTTTTAAAAGCTTCAAGACGCTCTTCCGGGTTAAGAGATATAGCAATATTTGCAACGGCGTTATCTGTAATTTTCATCTTGCCGGTGTTTAATGTATCTAAAATCTCTTGGCTATTCTTAAGAGGATCACGCAAAACATATTCGGCCACAGCGTTTATTTTTGCGTCACTAACAGCCTTGTCAAAGTTTGCAATAGAGCTTGTTAAAAACGCCGCGTCTTCAGTTGCGTCTGCAAGAGCAAACAGCTTTTTCTTTTCAGCGGTAATAATACCGAACATCTCATCTGGGCTTTTCGCTGCCCTAGTAATAAGCATTGGCCCTATCTGGTCAATAATTTGATCTACGCCTTTTTCGGCAATATATTGAGTTTGCTTTTCGGCTTTTTCAGCCATCATCTTGACGTGGGTTGTGTAAGCGGTATTGCCAATGGTTGACAATCCAAGGCGCAGTTTAGCGCCTGTCGCTGGGTCAACATCGGTCATTGCGCCACTAAAGCCATTAATAACGCCGTCAATCTGCCTTTGGAGATCAACAACATTTGTAAAATTTACATGACCCTCAACAGCTATTTGATTGATTGCATCACGCGCTGTTATTTCAAGATTAGCCGCAACAGTGTTTAACGCCGCTTGGCGCTCTGCCCTGCCGCGCACAGTTTCAGTGCTGCCGGGCAGCAATGCTTTTCTAGCCTCAGCGTCCTCAGCTTTAATAAGATCCACAACGCTGGGCGCGTTAGCTGCGCCAAATTCAGCACCCTCGATTTTTGCTTGTATCTCGTACTGTTGGAAAGCAAACCGCGACATTTGGTCAAGCGATTGCGCGATTGTGCTTGCCACCCTAGCTTGCGCCGTTCCAGTGGCAACAAAGTTAACGCCGGGCAGCGATGCAATCCCAACGCCAAGCGGCCTATATTCTAGTGACCTAGCCATTAGCCAATACTCGTTTTCATCATTAACCCAGACCCAAATGTGCCGATAGCAGCGGCAAAGCCAGCTTGTCTGGCGGCGCTGGCTTGCAACATATATTGATCAGCCTGCATATAACCGCCACGCAAAGCGATAATCTCATTGTTCTTAACGGTGTATAATTCTTTAACGCCCTTTGCCCGCGCTGCTTTCTTTAGGTTGTCCACATTGCCAAGCCCAATACCGCCATAAGCGTTAATCGTCGCTGCTGTGGCTATCATGTTATCCATTACCGCAACAGCCTGCTGTTTTTGCTTTAATGCCTCTTGTTGGGCTTGTAGCCGCGTGTAGCCAGCTTGTGCTTGCAAAGCAGCAGACTGCGTCTGCCCGGCTCTGTACTGCATAAAAGCGCTGGCACCAGCAAGCGCTAATCCTAAACCACCACCACTCATTGCCCTGCACTCACTTTGTAATCAATGCCAAGCAGCGTCATTTTTAACGGCACCTCTTGACCAATTGTGATTTGACCATCGTATGTATAACCTAACATAGAATGTAGCGTTTTGATACCAGTGTACTCAGGTACAGCGCCGCCAAGAACGCCGGAACCAAATCGCCTAAAAGGAACCAGCTTGCCGTCGATGGTCAGCGATTGTGTTTCAAATAATTCTGCATTTACCTCAAAAATGCGCTTCTTAAACCCCTTCAAAGACCCGCTAGACAAGCGAGGCTCAACCGGCAATGTTTTTACCTCTGGCGTAAAGTTGATGCCAACTTGATGGCTTGTGGTTGCCGCCGTTCCAAACGTCACCGTAAAAGGCGTGGCGGGTACAACCTGATCCGGCTCAATAACGCCGTCGCGAATAATTTTTACGGTTTCGCCTTCAAGGTGATCCATAGTCACGCTGGATGCGGCACCGCCAGTTTTAGAGCAATCAAGTAATGCGTCAGCGTCAAACAGTTCGACATAATAAACATCACTGCTATTTATTGTGCGTTTGACTACAGTATAAATGTCATCAACATCAACGCCGATATTTAAAAAACTGCCATCAGTTGTCCATTCAGACGGTGCGATAACATTCTGACTGCGTAGCAATGTATAACAAGCAATGCTACCATCATCATCATTCACAATCAGCAAGCGGTCGCCCTCGTCGGTGCCTGCTGCTTTACGCACAGCCATCTCGCCGGGCGACTTTAATAGATGCGACGATAACAATGATATCTTGGCAGATGTGTAAGCCTGCACTGTGTCACTATAAATAAATTCTTGCAGCGCTTTTCCTTGCCGCTGGATAAACAGCGTTGAGCCGTCTACGTTTTGCAACCTGATGCCCGGCTTCATGCCAAAGCCTGTCTGTTGCTTAACAATCATGTTTGTCGGCGTGATTGGCTCATCTAGCGCTTGCGGCACATAGAACTCAGCGCCGGTCGTAAATACTTGCAAGTGACGGCCAGAATAAATATCAACGACTGCGTTAAATGTGCCGGTGTCCAGCGTGGCTTCAACGCCTGCGTCGTCAAGCGCTTCGCCGGGGTCAAAGTTAAAAAAGTCAGATACCCGGCTTCCCCATATTGTTGATGGGCGTCCTTTGCTGCCGCCAAAATAAAGGCGGCCTTCGTGGAACGTCGCGCTGCGAGGCCAGCCCCGCGTGGCTGACCAAACCTCTTCGTAACCGTGTTCACTGTTCCAGTTACCTTTTGTAATTCCGCTAGTGTCAAAGAAAGGCACCTCAACGTAAGCTTTCATTATTGTGTCACTGACATACTCAACGTAACGCACTCGACCAAAACCATTATCAGCCACAGCGTACTCGCCAACTGCCGCCGTGCTGAATGGAGTTATCTTATAGTGTGACGTGCCATCTGGCGCTGTAGCCCACGCCGGATAAACTGTAAGTAGTTTAGTAGACGCCACATAATCCTCAACGTGGCGCTTTTGGCCTGACCCAGTACCAGCCGTAATTTCGATAAACATACCATTAGGCTCATCGTCTAAGGTAAAGCTGCTAGCAGATTTTAGTGTTATAGTGTTTGCGCCACCACCCTGCGCCGTGCCGGTTTCAGTGGTGGCTGCACTAGCAGTTAGCGTAATATTGCCAACGGTGCTTGATGGTGTGATCGTAAACTGTGGGCTGTGAACATCAAACTCAAACGCATATTTTGGGATGTGATCAAAGTCAATCGTGCTAGCTGTCCAGTCTGCGTCTGTAGCGCCGCGCACAATTTTTATCGGCGCTAGATCCTCATGCACCAAAATTACCGTGTCAGCAGATTGCACCCAGTTCATTTCCGGCAGGATTGCGGATGTTAAGCTAGCCACAGTTAAAAAATTGCCGCCGCCATTAATGGCCGTAATTTGTGCGCCATTTTTAAAAACATACATTTTGCCGGGCGTGAACACCAGCATATAGCTATCTGAAACGCTGAACTCAAAAGGCACCATACGCACAGCCGTGCCAGCACCGCTATCTAATGTAGCGATAAATTTGGTGCCGTCGCGGCGTTTCGCGCCGCCTTGCGGCTGAATGCTAACATTACGCGCAGTGGTCAGGCCAGAGCTATACTGGTCAATATCAGTCCTAGCGCGTAGCTTTGGGTCTAGCTCGCCGCTGGTAAAATCGTTTTGGATCTGAATAATCCGGCTCATGCTAGAACCTTATATCGGAAATAGGAAACTCTTGTATTGTCTGAGCCGGGCGGTCAGCGCCGTCAATGTTAATAGCAACACGCAACAGCCCGCCACGCATATTTTCTGATGGCGCACCGTATGCCTTTTGGTGATAATAATCCCCCTTAGTAAGCTGGTCGGTTACCGGCTCGGCAAAGTCAGCCGCTAGCGCTGTCTTTAACAAGCGCACAAAGTAAGGTGGGAAGACGGCCTCTGTTGGTCGGAACTGGTAATCAATCCAAACCTCTTCGTAATTTGTGTAAAGGCCAAGATTGTAGATCTCAAAATCTCGCACTGGCAGCGCTCCAACAGCGCCAACATTAAATACAGCTTTTGGGTTGCCAAGGATATCGCCCGGCAGCGCATAGGTATATTTCCACTCATTGACAGGGGTGCTAGCTAATCTAGCCAGCTTTACTTTTTTGATCGACCAGCTAAAAGGATACTGCATTATAATAGTGTCGCGGATATCGTCGTAAAGACGATCAGCGACTTGCGCTTCATCTGTGCCAGTGGCAAATGATGAGAGCGGAGCAGCGCCCAGCATAATCAGAGCCTCGGAACATATTGATAGTTTGGTATCGCCCTGCGCCATTACGCTACTCCAAAATAGGGAAATGGGGCCGGTTGCCCGGCCCCACTTAGATTAGTCGCTGTCGGTTACTACGCCGATAACTGTGCCATTTGAGCAATCAACCACGCCAGAGGCGTTTGATACTACAATGTGCATAGTTACTGTGCGAGTGCCGCCAGTTGAACCGTGAACAATAATCATGTCACCAACTTTCAGTGTGTCGGCAAGATCATTAAAGTAGCCAGAACCGTCAACGTCTGTATGTGCATCAGCAGTCGTGTACACATACAAGGCCGGGGCGTTACCAGCTAGAGATTGTCCACCTAATGGGCCGAAGCCAGCTTGTGCGTATGCCATCAGTTAGCTCCTCTCTATTCAGTCGCTGAGATTTTGACGATACCATCGTCATCAATGGCAACCGCACCAGCGGAGAACATTGAGGAAACTAGGAACGACGTTTTCTCAGGAACGTAGTTGATTTCAGACTTTTGGTTCATGCCAATGCCCATACCGATTGCATCGCGATGGAACGCAAAGCAAGTGCGGGTTGATGGAAGCGGCAAGCCACCTTCATCACGGTCACCAAGGGTAATGAACTTAAAGCCAAGGAAGGTGTCGATCTCACCAGTTGAGAGAGCCTTGACAGTAGCGAAATCGCTGCTGGTCAGTTCAGTCTCGTCCAGCAATGCTGACAAGCCGTTTGCGTGAATGATCATGCAGCGACCTTCTGCCGGTACGTTCTTCACATCCAGAGCCTTTTTAGCTGCAAGCAGCTTTGCAAGGTTCATATTGGATGCTGCGCCACCAACAGATGTTGCCACAGTCGATGGCGAGGAAGCTGCATTGAGCGCGTCAATAACAAGCTGGTCCATACGACGCCCGATAGCAGCCCCCACAACAGCGACAAGCTCGCGTCTCTCGTCAAAATTGACCTTCTGCTGTGAGAAAATGTCGCTGTATTCAGCAGCGATATAGTCGGACATTGTTGCTGTGACTTGCGAGTAAGTCACGTTGAGAGGGGTAACGTCAGTCTGCGGTACGCGGACTGTTGCGGTGCCTTTCCCGATTTTCGGGAACTTCACCTGATTGCCTTCGACACTTGTTCTTTCGCGAGTAACGCCAGCCAAAGCACGTGATGCTTGATAGGCCTGCTTCACTTCCGCATCGAACAACTGCACAAAAGCGTTGGAAATGCCTACAGCCATTTTCCTATTCCTTTGTAAAAGTTAAAACACGATTAGCGCCTAGCAGGTATCCTTTCCGGGCTGCGGCTTGGGCATATACGCTACGCCCCCAAGCGTTTGCGACAGGTCAGGTGTGATTGTCTGTCAAGGGTGATTTTATAGAAAAACGCGGCAATTGTAAACAACTGCCGCGCTTGCATTAAATGGCACTATATTCTTGCTTGCCATAGACGTTTTCAAACATCTTTTCGACCTTCGCCCGGTAGGCTGGGTCGCTTTGATATTCGGGCTTGCCAACCATTGCCATTAGCTCTTCTTTAGATGGCGCGTCGGTCATTGGCGACACGTCAATTGGCACTGGTTTATCGCCATAATATGAGCGGATCTTTTGCAAAGCGCGTAAGCCCTGCGCGGTGCCACCCATAATTTTAAACTCTTCAAAGTCAGCATCAGACCAAACGCCTTTGCGAACTAGGCTAGACGCCCAGTCAGTCATTGACTTGATTGCAACGTCAGCATTTGGGCCGAGCTTTTCGTATTCCTCTTTGTATGAGATCTCGGCTTGCTGACTTTCGCCTTTAGCCATTTCGATAAATGTGCCAGCTAATTGCTCAAAGGCCGCTTGACTAACACCATTTTCTTTTGCCCAATCTTTATAAACGCTATAAAGCGGGTCATCGTCACCAATGCCAGCCTCTTCAAAAATTGCTGTATCGTATTTCTCAGGGGCTTTATGCTTTCCCTGACTAAACTTTTTTTGCAGTTCATTATACGACTTAACAAGATTTTCCAGATCCGGGCCGTCGTCGTCCTTCCAAAACTTTTCTGGATACCATTCTGGCCTTTCAAGCTCTATCTCCTCACCTTCTTTGGCAACGGTTACGCTATCAAGTGACGGCTCGTTGTCAGGCAATTGGTGTGGAATTGATGTCTCTTCAGCCTTCTGCTGGTTATCGTCGCCCTCAACTTGGGCTTCGGCCAACAGTCCATCTGTATCATTCATAGTGATCTCGCTCTTTTCATGCGCCGCTCAATTTCCCTGACCAGACTATTCTGGCCTTCGCGAGCATAACCGTGACTGGCGTCCTCACCGGGATACCAGCTAGGCTGCTCAATCGTCAGCGACCTTAGATGGGTGAGCAGCTTTGCCCCATCATCGCTGGCGAACACGCGAAGATAAAGACGATCAATGTCATCTTTATCTACTTGCTGTTTTTCTGCTATTTCGGGGTCTACGGTTTGCAACCCCTCCCAACCGTCCGGGTTCATTAGATCATCCCTTCTGGTGGTGCCTCGCCTTCAACTGGCGCACCACCCTCTGCTTGCGCTTGAGCCTGCATCATTTGCGCGGCCTGTTGCATCATCTCCTGACGTTCTTGCGGCGTCGTGCGTAGTTCCGCTGGCACACCTAGTTTATCAGCAACATAGTCAGCAATGCTGCCCATCTTCACCGCCATTTGACCTTCCGGGCCAAGGGCTGATGACATTTGAACCCACTGCATAATCTTCTCAATATCACCCATATTCTGCGCTTGTGCAATAGGGCTGACAGGCGTGACCTTTACCTCTAGCCCATTGACGCGCAACGGCATCTCAATCAATCCGCGCTCATCCATCACATACAGGATACGCGCAACCAGCGGCACCATAGTTTCTGTGATTAACCGACCAAAGGCACTTCCCAAATTAGTTGATAACTCACGCATCCTTTCTGAGATCTCTGTAGCAGACCGGGCTGACATGTTGTCGGGCGGCAGTGTGTCATCAAGCAAGATTTTTTTGACGTTCATGCGTAGGTCATTGATCACGATCTGCGACACATTGAAATCACCAGAGCGTGGCATCTGTCGCAAGCTCTCACCCTGCGGGCCACCGTTACGCGCAACCGGGATGATAGCGCCCGGCTGGATGCGGATGTTTTGCGGGTTTAATACGCCATCATCAGCCGCAGTGTAAACGCCCGCAATTGACAAGCTGGCATTC